AAACGGCTCAAACACAATGCCGCCGTTTTGGGCATAGGCAAGGCGGGAATGTTGCCCTGCGTTATCCGGCTTAAAACCGTCTTCGCCGCGCAGTTTCCAGCCTGTCGCCTTGGCAACAGCCTTGCTCAATACCTGACACCAGCGCTTGTTTTTCGGCGTACTCAAAGCCTCAATACCCGTCGCCGTTTTTGCAACCGCAGCATTAGTGTGAAACTCAATCGCCACATCCGAGCCGCGAATCAGCTTAACCGCTTCGCGCAGCGGCATATTGCCTTTGCCCGTGCCGTCGGTTTTAACGGTCAAGCCGTAGTCATCGCGCAAGATAGATGCCACGATATTGCGCATATCCTGCGCCAAATCTGCCTCACGGTCGCTGCCGTTGACTGCGCCCGGGTCTGTATTGCTGTGTCCAGCGGTTAAGGTTACGGTTTTGCCCATTAATCATCTCCAAAAAGGTTGAATAACATTTGAAAACCCCATTAAACCGTCTTTAACCCATCGTCCTGAACGGTAGATGTTTCAAACCCGACAGACCAAAAAAAGACCGTCTGAATACAGACGGCCAAAGCCTGGTCACACATCACTGCCTAAAATAACGCCGCCTGCCGTGCCGCAGGTCTGCTCATCTCATTGATAATTGTATATCCCGTGCGCGAAGAGATGCCGTATTTAGGGCATAGCTTCGTCATCGCCATAAGCCCGCTCTCCTTATCAACATCGCGCAGTTTGACAAACTCCTGATAAAACCTATGGTTTCTCAACTGTATTAACGCCTTGCCGCAACGTGGCACATACAATTCCTCGCCACCATATACCCGCAACAGCTCATGCGTTTTCACTTCGCCGATGGCTTCGACTAAAATTGCCAATCGCTCGGTGTCCACCTTACCCTTGCCAAATTTAAACCGCGCCCCGCCAATCGCCTTGACCAGCTGTTCCGTCGCTGCCAGTCCGATGACATCCACAATGTCCAACACGGTATCCGGCAATAAATGTTCAACTTTTTCGAACTCCATCATCCCCACTCGCTTTTTCCGTTTTCCTGTTTTCCGCAATCTGCAACGCAGCAACCAATTTATGTAGCTGCGTATCGTCTAAATATTCGACCTTATCCTTACCAAACATCCGCCGCGCCATCGCATGAGCGTAGTTCCAATGTTTGCCGCCGACGGTCAGCAGGGCTTCGACTTTGTCCAACATTGCTGCCGATGATGTCCGACGCAGATGCGGCTTGCCATGCGGATTACCTTTTGCTTTAGGCTTGAAACCGTGCGACCGCATATCAGCGACAACAGACTCAAGTTCAGAAACATCCATATCCGCACACGACCGCTTGCCCGTCACCCGCTCCAACACCGCGCGATACGTCGCATCATCCAAACCAAGCTCTTTTTGAGCGATTTTAATTTTCGCAATCAACGCACGGCGCATTTCAAACCCCTAAAACACAATATATTGATTAATTAACGCATATTATACAGATAATATACTATATGTTGTAGTAAGCCACTGTTTTTTTTTTGCGAAACGGACAGACATAAAAAAGCCGTCTGAAACAGGTTTCAAACCCCATTTCAGACGGCCTTTAATCAAGCTTTAAACAACCAAAAAAGATAAAATCAACGAAAGAGAAAACCAAACTGCCCCGACGCAGTAATAAATAAAGGCTTTTTTTCGGGCGCGTATAGCCTCTTTTTCTCCTTCTTTCACTTTTTCCCACACGCGAAGAGCAGTTTCCAATTTGCGGTTGGCGTTTTCGACTTGAGCGTGGATGTAGAAGGAATCGCGTGCGGCAGTTCTTAAAAATTCCAGCTCATCAGTATTTAAATTTCCGTTTTCCATCATGACATCTCCCGCTTTGACATACCTTGTATAGCCCCAATTTTTCCAAGCATATAAATAACATCTTGCACAGCGACCCAAGTTAATTGGGCAGGAGTGCCGACATCTCGGATAAGGAGATCTCCATGAGGTACATAGCTAACTTTACCATCAGGCAAATCTTCAATTTCAATAACAATTTTCGCCATCACATCAACTCCTGCTCAGTAGGCTCAATCACAAAATCTTCAAGCCCCGACACAATCTTAATCCCCGGCACCTGACCATTAGCAAACAGCTCGCGCTCATTCAGGATAGCGTCTTTGTCGATTTCTTGTTTGGTGCGGATAAAGCTCTGATATGCCGTTTTTTCAGACATCCAAGCCAAGACGGCGGCGACGCCTGTTGCCTTGACGCTAGGCGGGCGGATGCGCCATTTGACGAGTCCCGTCACAAAATCCACCGTCTTGGTCTTGCCGTTTTCCGTCAGATCGTCCTTGTGTGCCTCGCAGTAGGCGGCGACGGCGGCGGTCAGGCGTTCCGATTCGGCTTTCAGTGGCGCGACAAGCGCGGCGTATTCTTCTTCAATCACCGCTTTTTTATCGCCCGCCTCGGTTTCCAAGCGTTTGATTTCGCGGCTCAGGTCACCGATGGCGCGGATATGCGCCGTTACCTCGGTTTTGTCTTGTGCGGCTTCGATTGCCGCCTGTTTGATACGTTGTTTAGCCATTTGCTTTTTCCTCCAGTCTGTTGAGTAGTTGATATACTTCGCTTACTTCAAATCCTTTAGTTTCAGCAAAACTGATAAAGGCATCCCAGTCTTGCTCTAAATATTCGTCCAATAGACGGTACTCGTGCGGTTCAATCATGATTTTTTCCTTTTAAACTATAAAATTCTTAAGACCTTTAAATCACCGACTTGGTGTGTCCCAATACGATAAGCCAATATTCTTTCGCGTTTTTCCTTCGGTCTGATATAGGCAACCTTAAACTCTGTTAAATCAATATCTCCAACTCCTCCTCGCAAATAATTTCTGGTTATTACCAAATCGCCGTGCTCTGCCTTCAACTTTTCTAGTTGACTGATTAAGTCCGATATTCGGTTATTACTTGTAAAATATACATTTTCCATTTCACTTACCTTTCTTACTTAAAGCTTCTTTCACTTCCGCTATTTTCTGACGGCCTTTTTCTTTATTCGGCGCAGGCTTTCCCAGCATCGCCCTTGGTATCAACCGTGGCGGCAGGTTTCGGAGCAGTTCGGCGGGTTGCGGCCATGTTTCCGCCGCCTGCAACACCTTAAACCCCGTCTTAATCCGTATCGGGTCATACTCCGGCGAGACGATTTCGTTTGTCTCCTTCAGTTTCCGATACCAAATTTCCGCAACTACCGGCATATCCTGCGCTGCGGGGCGGTTGGGCAGATTGAGCGCGGCGAGCAATGCAAAGCCTGATGCGATTTCCTGTTTTGCCCAATCTTCACCTGCCCATTCGCCCAAGGCTGCCA